CGTATTCGTTATCCTTTATCTAGATTCATTGCTAACCATTGTAATCACAAATTTAGAAGTGTAGAATGTGCTTATGTTGGTGTAGATGCAAAATGTAAAAGAACTTTAAAAGATTGTAAAAATAAAAACAATAGTGGTAGATTTGGTGGGTTCCCAGGTCTCAGTAGTGGAGGCGTGAGGGTAGTCTAGTGAATAAATTATCTAAAGAATTATATAGTGATTTACTTGGTATACCTTTTAAATATAATGGTAGAACAAAAGAAGAAGGTTTAGATTGTCTTGGTTTGATGCTTCTTATGTGTGTAAGATTAAATATTTCAATGCCAGATCATCCATCTGTTATTGATAGGAAATTAAGAGAAGCTGCTTTAGAAAAAGGTAAAGAAATGTTTAAAGAAATAAAAACACCTTCTCCTGGTTCTTTTGTTAGTATTAGAGTAGCAGGATTAGTTGCTCATATTGGTATAATGCTTGACAATATAAGATTTTTACATATTCAAAGACATAAAACTGTGTGTATAGAAAAGATTAATGATTTAAAATGGAAAAGTCGTCTTGATGGTTTTTATATATTTTCTGAGAGAGAAAAATAATAAATAATGAGTAATATAGTTAAAATAAAAGAGAATCCAATTGAAGTAGTTGTTGTCCGTAGTCCACTAGACAGAACTAAAGTTATAAAAACAGTTCTTAAATATAATTGTCAAAATGTTTTACAAATAGTTAATGATTATATTAATCCTGATATTGAAGGTATTGGTATAGTTGTTTCTGTTAATGGAAAAATAATTGAAGAGAATGAATATGCAACTACTTTTCTTCTCCCTTCTGACCAAATAGTTATTGTCCCTATTATAGGTGATAATGAAACACTAATGATTGTTGCTATGGTTGCTTTATTTGTATTTGCTCCAGGAATAGCGGCTGCTATTGGTGGAGGGGCTGGAGGATGGGCTGTTACAGCTGCTGGTGGTTTAACTTTTGCAGGTCAGGTATTGACTGTTGGTATTATGCTTGCAGGTGGTTATTTAATATCATCATTAGCTCCAAAACCGTCATCTCAAAGAATAGGAGGTCTTGGAGAAGATGTGTCTCAATTTCATTCTTTTAATCCTGCTACAAAACAAAGACAAGGTTTAGCTATACCTAGAATATTTGGTAAAATTAAATGTTATGGTAATGTAATTGTTGCAAATACAGAACTTAATCAAACAAATGATAAGCAGATTTTGAATTTACTTATTGCATTATCTAAAGGTCCAATAAAAGGTATAGTAGATTATGATGATGTATCTTATGGAGAAATAAAAATAAATGATCAACCAATTACAAATTTTCAAGATGTGTTTGTCGTTCATAGAAAAGGGACTCTTAATCAAGAAATAATTACTTATTTTGATGATACTTTAAATGAAACATTTAGAGAGACACTAGTTTCTTCTGATTCTCCTGTAATATATACTACATCAAATGCTAATTTTGATGAACTTGAAGTAAAAATTAGTTGTCCTTTTGGATTATATTATCAGAATGACCAAAGTGGATTATCTAATCACACTATAAAAATTAAAATAGAGATAGGTGAAAGCCCAGGTGGAGCGTATAATACATTATTTGAAGGTAATATAAAAGATAAAAGAAGTTCATTAGTAAAAAGAACATTTAGAACTATTAATTCAAATATAACAATAGATAATGGTAAAAATTATAATATTAAAGTAACAAAAATTTCTATTGATAAAACATCTGTAAGATATGGAGATAAAATTAATTTAAGTAGTGTTTCAGAAGTAATAACAGATGATTTTACATATCCAACTATTGCTTTAGCAGGTATAAATGCTTTAGCATCTGACCAATTATCTGGTAGCTTAAATTTTAGTTGTATAGCAGAAGGTTCTATTTGTAGAGTATATGATGGATCTGCTTGGATAAATGAATATAGTGATAATCCTGCTTGGGTTCTTTATACAATTTTATCTTCTCCAGTTTTTTCTGGAGAAACAGAAGGAGATTATGTAGTAGAAAGATATGATGGTGTAGATCCTGCTCAATTAGATACTGAATCATTTTATGAATTAGCAGAATTTTGTGATGAATTAGTCCCTATAACAGAAGACAATCCAAGTGATTTAGAGAAAAGATTTATTTTTAATGGTGGTTTTGATTCTGAATCTTCGGTATGGGAGTCAGCATTAACAGTTTGTAAAATGTGTAGATGTAATATTGTTTTTAATGGAACTACATTAGCAATTGTGATAGACAAACCAACAGAAGTTACACAAATGTTTGGTATGGGTAATATTGTAAAAGGTAGTTTTATAGAGAATTTTTCTCCTCAAAATGAACGTGCAAGTGAAATAGAAATAAATTTTTTAGATGATGAAGAAGATTATAATAGAAGTATTGTTACTATTTTTAATACTTCTATACCAAATAATAGTAATAAAGTTTCTATAGATTTAATAGGATGCACAAGAAAGAGTCAAGCGTGGAGAGAAGGAGAATTTATTCTTCGTCAAAATCAGGTATTAAGTAAAACTATAGAATTTTCAACATCAATAGATTCTATTGCTTGTCAAATAGGAGATGTTATAGAATTTAGTCATGATGTCCCTAATTGGAATCAATCAGGTAGAGTTATTTCTTCTACTAATAATACTGTAACATTATCAGAACCTTTTATAGATGAAAATCCTTCAGTATCAGAAAATTATAAAATAACTATTAGATTAAATGATGATACTATTGTTACAAAAGATGTTTTATCTATCTCCGAAAATATTATAACAATAACAGACACTTGGACTACAAATCCTTCATTAGATGATATATATCAAATAGGAGTAAATACTACTGTAAATAATCCTTATAGAATTTTAGAAATACAAAGAACACAAGAACAAAATGCTAATATTAAAGCTATAGAATATAATGAATTTATTTATAGTGGAGATGATATTGGTTCAATAATACCAATAGATATTAGTTATGTTGTTAATCCTGATGATGAACTTGTAAGTGATTTATCTTTAAAAGAAGAAGTTTATGTAACAGAAAGTGGTGTTATTCAAAGAAATATAATTATCAGTTATGATTTACCATCTACTGGTAGTTTTAATTTAGTCCAAATTTATTCGAGAATTAGTGGTAGTAATTCTTTTGAGCTTATGGGAGAATCTAAAAATTCTTATTTTGTAATTTATGGAGTTTTAGAATCTACTCAATATGAAATAAAAATTATAACTCAATTAAATGATTTAAAAACTTCTTCATTTTATAATTCACCAAGTGGTTTTATAACTACTGGATCTAATAACGATCTTTCAGAGCAATTATTAACTGTAATTATAAATGATTTACAAGTTGTTGGTGGTAGCACTTCTCAATGGGATGGTTCAGATTTAGCATTAGAATGGGGTGAATTCCCTACTGATGAAAATCCTTCTGCATTTGAAGAGAATCCTTCAGCAAGTTATTGGCACGGCATACCTCTTAATTTTATAGCAGATTATGAAGTCAAAATTTTTGATTATATTGGTGGAGCATTACGCAGAACAGAATATGTTCTTGAACCTAGATATACATATACTTATGAAACTAATTTTGAAGATGGTGGAGGGACTGCATCTAGAGATTTAAGAGTTCACGTAAAAGTTAGAGATAAATTTGGTAGAGTGTCTGAAAATCCTGCTATTTTATATAGAGTGCAAAACCCAGCTCCTGATACTGTTCAAAATTTAACTATGTCTGCAATAAATAGAGGATTTTATTTACAATGGGACCAAAATACTTCTGACAATGATTTTAAAGGTTATAAAGTATGGGCTACAAATAGCACACCAGTTGATACATCCGATGATGATGACCTTATTTATAAAGGAACTGATAATAAAATAGAATGGTTTCCTACTGTTATGGATGAAACATGGTATGCAAAAGTAGCAGCTTATGACAAATTTGGAGAAACTGGTTTAAATATTTCGGCAGAAAAAAATATATATGTTGAAGATATAACTACTATTAGTTTTGATTTCCCTATCACAGAAGATATAGATTGGTATGATGAAGAATCAAATCCTTCAGCTGGTTTATACCAACTTGCTTGGAGCGAAGGTGATTTAAAATATAAAGGAGTTACATATCAAATTAGTAGTGGACAAACAAATAAGAAATATGTATACTGGGTTTATGAAGAAAATCAATTTAGAACTACTGATGATGAATCGGTAGCAATTGGTATTGGTAGTATAAACTGGGTAATGGCTGCTAATCAAGATGGAGTAATTAATTTAGCAAATGGAATTGGTAATAAAATAATTCATGGAGGTCTTGTTCAAGCTGGAACTATTACGGCAAACCAAATGGCTGCAAACTCAATAACGGCTGAAAATGCTGCTTTAGCAAATGCTGTTATAACTTCAGCTAAAATTGGTAATTTAGAGGTAGAAACACATAATATCGAATTCGAAGCTATAACAGGTGTAGTTACTGCATTTACAGCAGCAGAGCAAGTAGCATCTGGATCAGATGTTTTAATTCAGACTATAAATATAACTTTAACTGAAGATGATAGTGATGTAGTTGTAGTAGCAAATGGTTTACTAAATGGTTCTTCTCCAGCAGGTGGTCCTGTTCTGACTACATTAAAATTAAAAAGAGGTGCTACTGAAATATGGACTT